ACCTGGCAGGACCTTACTACTGGCGAAAGTCGTCAGGTAGTTATTGAGCAAATCTCGTTTATGCGTATGACCCCACCTGATAAAAGGTTTGATGGGTTTGGAGGCGTAATTGAGATTACGGTTAGGACAGTATAATGACACCGAATGATTGGGCAGCCTTTGCTGTCGCTATTACTTCCCTAGTAGGAGCATTAGCAATAGGAGTAAGACACTTAGTTAAACACTATTTGTCCGAACTTCGCCCCAACGGTGGCTCAAGTGTAAAAGACCAGGTCAATAGGTTAGAGGAAAAAGTAGAGTTTTTAACAGAGTTAATGAAACAAATAATCGCTAAGTAAAAACAAGGGAGAAATAAGATGGCAATAGGAAGACCAAAACCAAGAACAAGTGGCGGCATATATAACCCTGGTGGAGAAAATGTTGGTATAGTTTACAAGCCTCAAGGTGGAATGTATACTGGCAGTGGTAACATAAAGCCTAGAACTATTAAGCCTCAAGAATCAGAAGCGTCAAAACAAAGAAAGATAGAAGCCAAACGAGATGCGGACCTATGGCGACAAAGAGCCTATGAAAGGTCACTTGCTGAAAAAAAGAATAAGTGAAAGCAGATAACTTTCCAAAATGGTTTTATGACAATGCAACAGTCCAAGACTTCGAGAATGGACTAACAGAGTTTAAGGGCAAAAAGAATCTTAAGTTCTTGCAGATAGGTGTCTTTACTGGCAACGCATCTGCTTGGCTATTAGAAAATATTCTTACTGACCCGTCATCATTACTTGTAGACATAGACCCTTGGTGTGGTAATTTGCAACACGAATCAATTTATGACTGGAATGATATACAACAAGCCTACAAAGAGCAGATAGAACCACACGGCAAAAAGGTTCAAGCACATAAAGCATTTAGTGGAGACTGGTTAAAGAATAACCGTGAGGTTAAGTATGACTTTATCTATATCGATGGAGACCATCTACCAGAGTCAGTTACTTTAGATGCTGACCTATCTTGGGACTTGCTTAAGTCTGGTGGCGTTATGGCATTTGATGATTATGAGTGGGACCATCCAGATGGTACAGATAAGAACCCTAAGCCAGCAATAGATGCGTGGATAGCAAAACATAAAGATGATATTGAAATATTACGTATGGGATGGCAAGTATGGATAAGAAAGAAGTAGACAATAACTGTCAAGGCTGTGGCTGTGACCCAACTGATATTTGTTGGCCTAATCAAAACCTATTAAGAGAGCAATGGCTTAAGGACAACCCAGATGCAAAATACGAAGGATGGATGTCAATATGACAACTGTTGTCAAGAAAGCCACACCTGCTGCAATTGCTGTATTGCGCCAAGCGACGGCACTTTGGCCCAAGCGGAAGAAAGCAAGCGATGGTCTACTACCATCTGCTGCTCATTTAAGTCAGAGTCCTAACTCAGACCACAATACTGGATTAGCAGTTGACTTAACAGATGACCCAGCCAATGGGGTAAACTGCAAAGATATTTACCAAAGGTTACAAAATGATATTAGAGTTAAGTATCTAATATTTAAAGGTAAGATTTGGAGCAAAGAAAAAGGAGAGCATACCTATAAAGGTAGCAACAAGCATAATAAACATCTACATATTTCAATTAAAACGCAATACGCTAAAGACGATTCTAACTGGTTCAGTTGGATGGGTGTACCACCTAAAAAAAAATAGGAGAAACAATGAAAGATATAATCGCTAAACTAAAAGACCCAAAGACTAAGGCTGCATTCAAGTCTTATGTTCGGGCAGTAATAGCATCTGCAGTAACAATGGGCTTAGCCTTTGCTGCTGACCTTGCCCCTGAGCAAGCAATCCTAATTGGCGCATTGGCTGCTCCATTGGCTAAATGGGCTGATAAGACTGAAAAAGAGTACGGCATAGGTTCTAATTAAATACCCCTAATCGGGCTTTAAACGCCCTTTAGAGACACGAAAACCCCCAACTTGAGGTACTTACCTCAGGAAGGGGGTTCTTTTGTCGTTTTAAGGCTTAATCTTCTAGGTCTTCCCACTCTTCCATTAGAAGTTTAATATCTCTATGTTCCTTTGCTGTACGGTACTCATCCACTAGGGATGTGATTAGGTATACGGTTAGGGTTCCTAAAGTTGAGCCAAAAAATACAGCCCAAAATGTATTATTTATGATTTCCAATATAGTACTCCTTAGATATATAATCAATTATATATTATATTATAGACCCCTTCGGGGTCTTATATATTATATTAATATCAATTATACACACAGGTACCAATCTATGGAAGTCGCATCTGACTTCCATCTAACACTACATCTGTGTATAATTCATCTAATGTCAATACAACTTGAAGAATATACATTACCAGAACATATATCCTATAGTGCTTTCAGCACTTATCTAACCTGTGGATATCAGTACTACCTTGGTAGATTACTAGAGAAACAAGAAGAGCCATCTGTTTGGTCAGTTGGCGGTTCAGCATTTCACCTTGCTTGCGAAACCTATGATAGGGATAACCTATGATAAATGATGTCGATAATTTATGGACAGAATCTTGGAACGCTTGTAAAGGTGACATTGACCTAACCAATGCTCGTATAGGTGGTAAGGCTACTAAACTTAATCCAAATAAGGAAGACGTTAGTTTTTGGCAAGCAGCGGGACCTGTATGGGTCAGCGAGTATATCGCTTGGCGCAAGCATAATCCCAATTGGAAAATTTGGATTGCACCAGATGGTAGACCAGGAATCGAATTGGAACTAATGCCAGTAGTGGCTGATGTACCAATCAAGATGGTTATAGACAGAATCTTTGAGGTTAATGGGCAACTAGTAATTGTTGACCTCAAAACATCTAAGAACACGCCAACCAGTACTTTGCAACTAGGTTTTTATAAACTTGGTCTCGAAGAAACCTTTGACATAAAGGTAGACTGGGGAAATTACTACATGTCTCGTGGTAGCAATACTGTAGAGATGGTTGATTTATCAGGATACACATATGAGAAGATGGAGTTCCTGGTAAAAGGATTTGACAAAGCACGCAAGGCAGGTATATTCTTGCCCAACACAAACTCTTGTCAATACATGTGCGGACTTACCGCTCATTGTCAATTCTCAACAAAGAAGGAAGCATAATGGCAGAAGACTGGAAGTTACAAGTATCATACAAAACTGGAACTGGCGATTTAATTAACGTCAGAGCCAACACAGCGGACGAACTTAGTGTATTGCTTGAGGGCATTGGTGACTTTGCTACTCAAATTGCAGCAGTACAAAAGTTGGTGGTGGGAGCATCGACAACCGCCCCTTTATCGACGCCAAGTTCCACGCCAAGCACAGAGCCTCGACGCTCCTCAGCACCACCCCAGGCATCGGCTCCGTCAGGTGGAGCGGGTCCAACATGTCAACATGGGGCACGGAAGTACAAGTCGGGAATCTCCAGCAAGACGGGGAATCCTTACGCAATGTGGGTCTGTCCAATGCCTCAGGGAGCAGACCAGTGCAAGCCAGTAAATTAGTAGAAGAACAATTTCCGTTTTAACAAATAGGTAGGGGGATAGATGCGTACACTTGTCAGGTCTGTGGGTCGTGCCTCTATTGGCGGGGAACCTCTACCTAGTTGTTTTAAATCATTCGAAGCGTCCAAGATTATAATTAGGCGTTCAGAAGTTTCAATGTTTGCGGGTGCTCCTGGAGCAGGTAAATCAACACTTGCTCTAGCGATTGCCCTAAAGACTAATGTTCCAACTCTTTACATATCCGCTGATACCAATGCTCACACTATGGCTATGCGCCTAGCGTCAATGATATCAGGTAAGAACCAAACAGATGTCGAACAGAAACTTAATACTGATGTTGGATGGACTAAAGCAATCCTCCAAAAAGGAAGCCATATAGTCTGGTCCTTCGAATCATCACCAACGTTGCAAGATATTGATGAAGAAGTTCAAGCCTTTGAAGAACTATGGGGTTGTCCTCCAACATTAATAGTTTTGGATAACCTAATGGATGTAGCCACAGATGGTGGCGAAGAGTTTGCCTCAATGAGGGCAATTATGAAGGAGTTGAAATATCTTGCAAGAGCCACTAATGCTGCGATTATGGTACTACATCATACTTCTGAAGCAGTTCCTGGGAATCCTTGTCAGCCAAGAAGCGCAATACAAGGTAAGGTCTCGCAACTTCCTGCTCTCATATGTACACTCGGTACGGTGGGCACATCGCTTGGCGTGGCAGCAGTCAAAAATCGCTACGGTAGAGCAGATGCTGGAGGAACTCTCATGACTTGGTTAGCATTTAATCCAGAGTACATGTACGTAGAAGATATACCAGAAAATTCATGACAACTAGAAAAAGCCATAAGGCTAGAGGAGCAAACTTTGAAACCGACCTACGAGATTATTTTAGACGAATTGGACTTGATAGTGAGAGACTTGCAAGAACAGGCGCAAGAGATGAGGGAGACGTTGTTGTCCGTTCAGACTTCCTTGGCTACATCGGAATCATCGAAGCCAAAGCCCCAGGTCAATCAGGTCGCATTGACCTCTCTGGTTGGACTAAAGAGGCTCAAATTGAAGCAACACATTATTCGGAGGCAAGAGGCATTAAAAGAACATCCGTCTTATCTGCGGTTGTTATCAAAGCCAGAGGAAAAAAAATAGCGGATTCTTATTTAGTACTAAGGTTGGGCGATGTATTTGACGGATGATTTACCAGACATAGTTGAAGTCTTGAAGCACTACGGTGCGACAATGAATAGAACTACAGGACAAGTAAATATCAAGTGCCCGTTTCATGACGATACTCACAGTTCGGCAAGTTTTAATACTAGAGAAAATATATTTAATTGTTTTGCGTGTGGGATGCAGGGGAATAGTTTACAGATTATAGCAAGACAAGAGAGGGTTAGTATACATGAAGCAAAGTCATTCGCAGAAGGAATTGCTGGGCTTGGCGGCAACCAAGTACGCAGCAAACATTTATCAGGCAGAAGATTACCTAGCAAGCAGGGGAATAACAAGGGAGGCAGCACGTCTGGCTCGATTCGGCGTAGTAGAGGAGCCTGAAGTTGGACATGAAGCATTCAAAGGACGATTATCCATACCGTATATTACCAAGACTGGTGTTGTCGATTTGCGTTTTCGCAGCCTTCATGCTGCTGTTGAACCTAAGTACATGGGAATGACAGGTGTAGAAACCAAGATGTACAATGTGTTAGATATCGATAGAGCGGGGGACTGGATTGGAATATGTGAGGGAGAGTTGGATACTATTACTTTGTCTGCCTGTATTGGCATACCTTGTATTGGCGTTCCTGGTGCGAACTCTTGGAAAAAACATTACACAAGATTACTTGCAGACTTTGAAAGAGTATTTGTATTTGCGGATGGAGACCAACCAGGAAAAGAATTTGCTTCTAGTCTCGCCCGTGAGTTGCCAGTCACAGTCGTGCAAATGCCAGACGAAGAAGACGTCAACTCCTGCTACGTCAAATACGGCTCCCAGTATATTCGAGAAAGAATGGGATTAAATGAATTATAAAGATATCCCACCATGCAAAACATGCGGACAACATTTCGATAACATATTTGAAGCAACTGACCATCTAATAGATGATGAGAATGGGGAGTACTTTGACCCTAAACTTATCCTTCCTGGCGGTTACCAATTAATGATAGGTTCTTTGCTTCGTTGCATATATAGTGTAGCAAATAATCCTGAGGAAGTAGAAAGTATTACTCAGTCGGTATATGCAACATTATATGCAGCAGAATCTAGTCCCAAAAAAATGAAAAAGTATATAGAAGACATAGTTATTCGTGAAGAAATGCGTCATCTTGATAGTGAACTAACACACTTTTTAACAGAAACTAACGAAGAAAAAGATGGAGAGTGACGAGATATGGCAGATTATAACCCACTTGGAAACGCAAGGTTTCCATATAACCAAGAAACAGATAGAGGAAAAATCACTCATATTGACGCTCAAAATACCACTTTTGAGTACCATGTTGGAAAAACCTTCCAAGAATTATTAGACCTACTGTTGTCTAAACATAAAGATTACGGTCCGAAGAATATTGCTGACGCCCCTGGCGGTGCCATCAATGGACTACGTGTTCGTATGCATGACAAATTGGCACGCATAAATAATTTATATGGTAGTGCCTTGCAACCAGAGCATGAATCTCTTGAGGATTCATTCAAAGATATGGCTAACTATGCAATCATAGGATTGCTAGTACTGAGAGGAGAATGGGACGAATGAAAATATTTGGACCTTACAAAGGCAGCAAACAAAACGGTGGTCGCCCAATCTATGTTATTAAACGCAAGAAAAAAGATGGCACTACTGAGACTACATCTACCAACAAAGCCCGCTTAGATTATAAGAAGGCTACTGGTAAGAAGTTAAAACGCAATCAAGAAGTAGACCATAAAGATAATAAGGGTCGCAAAGGTAATGATAAGATATCTAACCTAAGAGTTCTATCCAAAAAGAAAAATGTAGGCTTAGAGAATAAGAGACGAGCCAAAAAGAAATGAAAACTATAGTCTGTATTTCAGACCTGCAGGTACCGTACCACGATGTAGAAGCAGTTAAGGCTGTGGCTAAATTCATTAAGGCTTACCAACCTGATACTGTCGTATCTTGTGGTGACGAAATGGATATGCAGACTATATCAAAATGGAGTAAAGGGACTGAGTTAGAGTTTGAACGTTCTATTGGACGTGATAGAGACACTACTCGTCAAGTTCTTTATGACTTAACTGTTGAGCATATGATTCGTAGCAACCATACAGATAGATTATTTAATACAGTTGCTATGAGAGCACCAGGACTACTTGGTTTACCTGAGTTGCAGTTAGAAAACTTTTTGGGTCTTGATGAGTTAGAAATTAAATATCACAAAGACCCATATGAACTGGCTCCTGGTTGGTTGTTAATGCATGGTGATGAAGGCAACGTACAGCCTACGGCTGGTGCTACAGCCCTTGGATTAGCCAAACGCTCAGGCATGTCAGTAGTCTGTGGGCACACGCATCGTATGGGTTTGACTCACCATACTCAAACATATCGTGGTGGTAAACCTAAAACAATTTGGGGCATGGAACTAGGCAATCTAATGAATTATAGTAGTGCTAAATATATTAAGGCTGGGTTGTTTACGTGGCAACAAGGCTTTGGCATCTTGCATGTTGATGGCAAAACTGTTGTGCCTCAATTAGTACCTATCGTAAATAGGTCTTTTACTGTGGAAGGTAAAACTTGGAAATGGTAGACAATAAACATTTAGAATGGAAGCGTATAGAAAAATGGGACTATATTGTAGTCGCTGTTGCTTCTGAATACCATAGAAAATATGATATGGTTGAACTCGAAGACATCAAACAATCATTATATAAATGGTTCCTTGAGCATCCCAATAAGTTAAATGAATGGGAAGCAATAGGTGAGAAAGATGCTAAGAATTTAATCTATCGTTGCTTGCGTAATGATGCATTGGATTATTGTTTAGAGTGGAAAGCCAAGTCTGTTGGCTACGAAACTTCAGATGTATTCTTTTATGAATCAGATATAATTGAAGCACTCTTACCCTCAGTTTTACGAGGTGAATTTGGTGTGTCGCACAAGTTAAATCTAGTTGGTCCAAGTAAACCACCTGCTCCCGCTGAAGGCGGCAACATGATGGTAATGATGATTGAAATAGATAAAGCGTACCGCAAACTCAGCACCGAGGATAGGACGGTACTGTTTTACAGGTACGCTGAATCTATGGACTATGGCGATGTCGCTACCGAGATGAATTTAAGTAGCGAAGATGCTGCTCGTATGCGCCATAATCGTGCAATCAAAAAACTTATAACTAGAATCGGTGGCTTCCGACCTTGGTCAGATAAGGATTTTGAGAATGATACTAAGAATGATGAGGTTCCACAGTCCGAAGCAGTAGAAAGTAACGATGAGCAAGGGAAAGAAGATGGGTTGGAAGAAGAGCAATAATCTAATCCTCAGATTGGATACTCCTGTTCCATGTAATTTTTGTACGCTTCCCCAGCCCTATCAAACTCCATATTTTTAACTCTCTTGTAATTAATTAACTGTGCTGGCGTGATGAGATGCCCCTTAGACTGATTAGGTGGCTGTTTATTCTCAATAGGTTTACCATAGTCTCTAACCACATTTATTAGATGGTCTATTGGCGTAATAATTACATTATTATCCATTATAAAAGCCCAATGAGTAGCCTTACTTACTGCAAGTCCTGATGGCTCCCATTGTCCACTTCCCTGATAGAAACACGATTCTTCTATAAATAAATTGCCAGTTTCTATCCAACGTCTATCTGTCTTAACTTCTACTGTATCCATACGTAATAGGTCAGCAAGTTTACTCTCACCCAATTCACCATCACGTAAGTCTAAGTCCCAATTAGAATTTTTCATTATCCTCCTGTCGAATAAAACCCAGGACCTTTGAATTTGATTCCTGGTACTGTATACACACGTTCCATTACTTTATTGCAGTTTAAGGTTGGACACCTAACAACATATTTTTCGTAATCTTTGTGGTATATAAACTGTTCTCTAGTGTTACCACAATCATTACATTTGAAGTCATAATTCGGCATCAATACCATCTATTCTTTTGCCAAAACTTCCACGCTTGGCATGGCGTTGAGTATCGATAGATTATATAATCCAATCCTCTATCAATTTGCTCCGTTGGGTTTGTGTCGGGCGAAAGCCCTAGGATTTGTGGAATCCCACCAGCATGTCGCTTCTCACCTTTCTGATATACAGGTTGCTTATTGTAAGCCTCATGCCTCCAGTTAGATTCCTTTGTCCATAGTTTATCTAAACATAACCATTGATTATGGTGCCATGCTAATAATGAATCTCTAGCGTATAGTTTACTATCATTGACTGTCCATTCCATTGGTTGTGGTAATGTTTCTACCCTTGATACTCCAGCAAGAGAAAATATTCCTATAAAAAGTAGCAATAGTTTCTTCATGGTTCACCGCCCTATCAGGTCTTTAGTTAGACTGTATAATTTGTATGCTTGGTAAGAAGCACTACTCCTAGAGGTGCTAGGTCTTATCCCAGCAGATGCTAATCTTTCAGCAGCCATAGTTCCACCCCATATCCCGAATGGTAGATTACCCCAGCCAGTTTTACCTGACGGCATCTTCTCCATTTTCATACCCTCTGCAAAGCATGCTTCTTTGACAGGGCAGGTAGCACATAATTGTAGCGCATAGTTTATCTGAGACGCAACTCTTTTAATACTCTCAGGGTTACTTCTCCCTGTGGGAATC